CAGTATCAATTTCCTGTATTACTTAATTTAGGTAGCATAACATTAGATTCATCTAGGTATTCAGCAAAAGTAATATGTATGGTAAACAACAACCCAATAGAGTATTAAATGAAACAATGTAAATTAATAATTAGAGATGAAGTAAATGTAAAAATTGAAGGCTTAGAATTAGCCGAGCGCAAAGCCTTAATGAAAAAATTTGAATATGAGAAGCCAGGTGCAAGATATCTTCCAAGTGTCCGACTTGGTAGATGGAATGGCAAAATCAGTTTCTTTAGTTTAGGTGGTAGTACATATGTCAATCTGTTACCTGAGATACTTCCCATCATAGAACAAGCAGGGTATGATATTGACCTACAAGACTTAAGAGAATATAGCACAACCTTTAGTTTTAAAGAAATCAAAGAAGATTCATTTAGTGAATATGCATGGCCTAAAGGACATCCCAAAGAAGGTGATCCTGTTATGTTGCGTGATTATCAAATTAAGATTGTTAATGATTTTTTAGCAAATCCACAAAGCGTACAAGAAGTAGCAACGGGTGCAGGTAAAACATTGATGACTGCGGCACTAAGTTATAGCATACAAGATTATGGTCGTAGTATCGTTATCGTTCCTAATAAAAGTTTAGTTGTACAAACAGAGGCTGATTATATTAATCTAGGATTAGATGTTGGTGTATATTTTGGTGATAGAAAAGAGTTTGGTAAGACACATACTATTTGCACTTGGCAGAGTCTTAACAACATGCTTAAGAAAACAAAAGCAGATGAGGCAGAAGTACCGATCGGTGAGTTCTTAGAAGGTGTAGTATGCGTAATGGTTGATGAAGTACATATGGCAAAGGCTGATGCATTGAAAGAACTATTAACAGGGGTAATGAGTAATATTCCTATTCGATGGGGATTGACTGGTACTATTCCTAAGGCAATCTTTGAAGCACAAGCAATTTACGTAAGTTTAGGACAAGTTACAAATAAACTAAGTGCGAGTACATTACAGGATAAAGGTGTATTATCACAATGTCATGTTAACATTGTACAACTAAAAGACGATGTAGATTTTACAAACTATCAAAGTGAACTAAAACATTTACTTGAAGATCCATTACGTTTAGATACGATAGCAGAATTGATATTGAAAATTAAAAATACAGGTAACACGTTGATTCTGGTTGACAGAGTTAATGCAGGTAAAGAAATAGTTAGTAGATTGCCTGATAGTGTATTTGTATCAGGTGAAACAAAACTAACTGAAAGGAAAGAAGAATATGATGAGATTGCTACAAGCACAAATAAAATTATTGTGGCCACTTATGGAGTGGCTGCTGTGGGTATTAATATACCTAGGATCTTTAACTTGGTTTTGGTCGAACCTGGAAAGAGTTTTGTTAGGGTTATACAGAGTATTGGTCGAGGCATTAGAAAAGCGGAGGACAAAGACTTTGTTCAAATCTGGGATATAACCAGCAGTTGTAGATTTGCCAAAAGACATTTAACACAAAGAAAGACTTTCTATAAGGAAGCAAACTACCCATTTGACATGGAAAAGTTGACATACAGATAACAATATGATACAATAACATTATGAGAATATTAACATTAGATAACGAACACTTCAACCTAGAAACATTGCCGGATGAAATTGACGATTTGCGTTTTGCAATACTTGACAACAGTAATCCACAAAATGTAGACTATCATTATATACCTTTAATCTTTTTAGAGAGTTTTAATAGTCCTGCACTTGTATTAAAGATAGGTGATACAGTAGTTAAGATGCCGGTAGATTGGCAAATACTAATAGGCGAACCTGAGATGGGTGATTTAGAAACACTACCGTTGACAAGTATCAATGATAGAGGTTTTAAAGCATTTGAATTTAATCCATTAAGTGCATTTAGACCTAGTTTTCAGGACATTGAAATACTAGATATTTACCACGATGTAACATGGTATGCACCTAGATTAAAGAATGGACAGTTCTTATGTGTACCTATCGATGACGGTATAAAACCTAGATGTGTATATTTTGTAAAAGAAGTAAGTAGAAATTGTGAAATTATAGATTATAATCAGGCATTCTAATGGCAACTAAAAAATCTGCAATACCCACAGATGAAAAATTTGAGAAACAAGACTTTGACTTGTTTGAGGCACTTGCGGCATTAGATAAGAAAGACTATGGATATATTGACAAACTAACAGAAGAACAACAAAAGAAGTTTGTACCTTATATGATGACACATTGGATGAGTGCTATAAAATCTTCCAACGATGTTCAGGGTTATTATTTAATGAGTACTGAGTATCATGCAAATAAGTATCTCTTTAATGAAGTAGTACAAAAACATCCTAAATTACAATGGCAAATGCTTTGTGCTAGTAGTCCTGGATTAGGTAAACAGTTTCATCAATGGATACCACATCTAAGTAGTAAGATAGCACAATTAAAAGAAACACCAAAGACTAAAGAGATTAGTGATTACTATAGTAAAGTATATCCTAAAGTAGATACTGATACTATTAAAGAATTGAGTAATGTGTTTGTTGAGGAACATAAAAAGAAAGTTTATCTAGCAAACAAATTTCCTAATTTAAAGACTGAGGATATTGAAACATTATCCTCAATAATAACAGATACAGATATTAAACAATATGAAAAAGACTACGGCAATATCTGAGCCCATTAAATATGGGTGTGAATTTTGTAATCGTGAATTTGTACGTGAGCGTACATTAGTAAGTCACTTATGTGAGCAAAAACAACGTTGGAAAAATAAAGACCAAAAAGGAAATAGACTAGGTTTTCAAACTTGGCTACAATTCTATTCAAAGAATAGTATGAGTAAAAAGAAGAATAGAACCTATGAAGAATTTATTAAGAGCCCTTACTATATTGCTTTTGTTAAATTTGGTAATTATTGTAGTGATGTTAATGTTGTAAATGTTAGTAGATATGTTGATTGGTTGTTGAAAGAGAATATCAAACTTGATAATTGGACTACTGATAGTAGCTATACTAAGTTTTTGATTGATTATCTTAGGCATGAAGATCCATATGATGCGATACATCGCGGTGTAGAATATTGTATAACATTAGGTCAGGATGAGAAAATACAACCACATGATTGTTTACGATATGCTAATCCAAATCGTATATGTCATGCGATAACAACGGGTAAAATAAGTCCATGGTTGTTGTATCAAAGTGTTTCAGGTGTCCAATTCTTAGATAAGTTAAATACAGACCATGTTAAAATAATACATGATTATATAAATCCAGAACAGTGGGCACTAAAGTTTCATCGTGAACCAGAACTTGCAAAGGCAATCAATGACACACTTAGACAAGCCGGCTACTAAGATAACGCTTAACTGGACTAAAGGACGTGATAGTATTCCAATATGGAATGAGATATGTGCATGGTGTATTGAACAGTTTGGATTACCGGGTAATAGATTTATATGGTGTCCAACTGAAGATTATATGGAATTTCTTTTCTATGATGAAAAGGATGCGATATATTTTGAATTAAGATGGGGGTAAAATGATATTAGAAATTTTTGCGTATGGTTTTATAACAGCATTTGGATGGTGGTCTGCTACTCACTATGTGATTGAGCCCTATTTCCCACCTCCAATCGAAAAAGTTGAAAAGAAGGTTGAGGCAAAATGAAGCCAACAATCGCCTTGTTTTTGTACGATCCCAAGTGTTCTGTACAATCAGGTAACGGAGTTATGAATGTACTAAGTCCATATTATAACTTTAAAATCTTTTCTAAGAACAGGTTAGAATCTGTATTCTTTGATAATGTAGATATGATTATAGTACCGGGCGGTATCGGCGATGCTGATACTTTTCAAACATTGTTTAAGAACAATGGAAAAAGAGTACGTGATTTTATAAACAATGATGGTAGATATCTTGGAATATGTATGGGTGCATATTGGGCAGGAAGTCATTATTTAAATGTATTAGATGATGTTGATGCAGTACAGTATATCACTCGACCTAATACCGATACACGTAGACCGCATGCTAAAAACATTTCAGTTACATGGAATGATGATCCTATTAATATGTTCTTTTATGATGGATGTGCATTAGTAGGCGATGATACAAAGTTTGATACTATTGCTACTTACGCTAACAATGATCCAATGGCTATCATACAAAATCGTATAGGATTGATAGGTGTGCATCCGGAGAGTGAACAGTTTTGGTATGATAGTTATTCTTACTTAAATGGTAAGTATCATAATGGTCATCATCATACATTGTTGTTAGATTTTGTAAATGACTTAATGAAACGATGAAAAAGAAAAGATTATTAACTGATAAAATGGATACCGGTCATGCTGACAAAGAAGTTTTATTCAATATGTTAGAAAAGTTAGGATGGAAGAGAGTTATTTTATCAAGACTTCAAGACAACAAACATGCGGTTGACATTGCATATTGGTTAGAAGAAAATGTAAAAAAACCATATGAAAGAAATGGTAGAGATTTTATATTTGAATGCCCAGTAGATGCTGCTTGGTTTATATTGAGATGGCAATAACTCTTAAATTAGAAATATCTGCATCAAAGGGAATGGAACGAGCAAGTGAATTAAAGAATGCTGGGTATATTCAAGGTGTAGACTTTGACTTTGCATATCATCCTAGTATACAGGACAGATTTAATGGACCGACAAAACCTAGTTATGTACTCTTTTATTTTTATAAAGAATCATTATCAACTTATTATGGATTAAAATGGCAATAGGATTAAGCACAGGTACATTTGTACCACACAAACCATACGATAAAGTAGATTACCATCTTATAACAGATAGACACTATTTGGATTGTGGTAATAAGGTACAACATGTATACGATTGTAAGAGTAAAAAAGAAGATCCAAGCGTGATTGTAAAATGGTGCAGACGTAATTTTGGGGAAAGAGGTATGGGCTGGGACTTTATTTTAACCTCAGGAAATGTTACAATCATCATATGGGACGACAAATTTAAAACTATGTACGAATTGTGGAAAGTATAATGGCAGCAGATATAATGATTGACATTGAAAGTTTGAACACAACACCTGATTGTGTTATACTTACTATTGGCGCTGTACGATTTGACCCTAAAGGCAACGGTGTTGTTGAAAAATTAGAATTACGTCCTACAGTTGAGGATCAAACAGAAATATATAATAGGAGTATAAATGAAGATACATTACGATGGTGGAGTGAGCAGAGCCCTGAAGCACTTGAAGAGGCAATGGGAGAAAATGGTCGAACTCCGTTCGCAGAATGTATGGAGATACTCTATAAGTTTTGTTGGAATCGGCGTGCTGTTTGGAGCAACGGTGCTAGTTTCGATTGTGTTGTTATGGAACATGCATGGAGACAAACAAGTGATAAACCAAATCCTATACCCTGGCCATTTTGGTCAGTCAGGGATACCAGAACTCTATATGACATTGCAGGAGTCAAACTTAAAGACGGTGGACACAAAACAAGTCATAAAGCAGTAGAAGATGCAGAACGACAAGCCATTGTTGTGCAACAAGCATATATGAAATTAATCAAAGCAGGATTGGTAGAACAACGATGAAATTTAATTCAGACATTGATATTGACTTTGGTGATAGAGATAAAATATTAGAACATATCAAACATATTCCTGCAGCAATGCGTAAGGCTAACCCTATGCGTAAACATGCAACTGGAATACATGTAACAGACATACCTTATGATGCTATTAACAACATGGCAAACATAGATTATAGTATTGCTGAAAGTCGTGGATATCTTAAGTTAGACTTATTGAATGTTCATGTATATGATAAAGTACGTGATGAAAAGCATTTAACTGAGTTAATGCGTGAACCCAATTGGGATAAACTCAATGATAGAGAATTTGTTGAAAAATTAATACACTTGGGTAATCATTATCAGAGTATACAGCGTATGCCAGAACCAGTTGATAGTATACCTAGATTAGCAATGTTTCTTGCTATTATTCGTCCTGCAAAAAAGCATTTAGTTGGCTTACCCTGGCGTGAAGTTGCGAAGACAGTTTGGGATAAGAATGATGAGGGATATAGTTTTAAGAAAAGTCACTCAGTTGGTTATGCACATTTAGTTGTTGTACATATGAACTTATTGGATAATCCCTTAGGACATCCTTTTTACGAGAGTAATTGACTTACGTTTACTCTTTCGTTTTGCTAGTTCTAGCATACTACATATTGGACCATGAACAATAGATAAACTCTTGTTGTTGAATGTTCTCAAATACGGTCGAAACACTATCCATTCTTCTTTTAAAAACATATTGATGGGTACTAATCTATTAGATTCCCACCACCAAGTGTCTCCTAATTCTAGGAATCTCTCACGTAGTACGGAGTCGATTATAGACCCATAATCGTATATTGTAGTTACAACCTCATCACGGTTCTGTACAATGCCAACATAGTCTTGGCCAGCGTATGCACATACAGTTATAAATGGGTGATTTTTTGTTAGTTTGTTGAAGAATTCGTTTGAAATCATTATTTTAGTGTTCTCGGATTTATTTATCACTTTTGGTTAACCAATATATTTTAATAAATACTATAAAGGAACTCAATTGTGTATTCTACATCAGTAAATTATTATATTCCACGACAAACTGTAGTATTGTACTCAGGAACCTCACCTAGGAGATATCAAACCGTGTATGCTAAAACATTAAAAATCCATAAAGGAATCGACAATCAACTTCAATTCCAATTCTTAAATCAGGAACAAAAACCGGTTAATATTACAGGAAAAACGATTAGTTGCACACTAATGAACTATAACGGAACTGAGATATTATTAGAAAAGGCATTAATACCTTTATTACCATTAACAGGATTAGCAACATTATCTATTACTATGAATGAAACATTGATGTTTGATGCGGCATTAAGTTATTATTCGTTAACTATTCCTAGTGGTAGTTTTGATTATCCGGTGTTTGTTGATGACAATGCAGGTGGTAGAGGAAAAATTGATATTGTGAATAGTGTATATCCAAAATACATCAAGTCTACACAGTTAAATATACCAGACCACGCAGTTCCAGAACCTAGTGCTCCGATAACTTATTACACAGAAAGTTACCCATCAAGCGATACTGCTAATCAAACATTCCAAATTCAATTGATTAACTATGCAGGAACAATCGAAATACAGGGTTCAGTATCAGGTTCTGATACAGAATGGTATAGTATACATGATGACTCGGATGTGTATACTGGGTTTAGTGCAACCGAATATATAAATATCAATGGATATCATAAGTATCTAAGAGTGCAATTTATAAGCACTGGCGGTTCAATCGGTAAAGTATTAATCAGATAATTAACCGACACTATTGTATTAGTGTTAAAATTGTGTTACACTAGCACATATGTTCGACATCCTTTCTTTAATACCCGGAAAGAAAAAGCACACAAATAGCGGCTGGCATAGTTTCAATGCACTATGCTGTGTCCATCGCGGGCATAGAGCCGACACACGATATCGAGGTGGTATCAAATTTGATGGGCAAACAAACTGGGTAATGCATTGTTTCAACTGTAGTTATAGTTGTAGTTTCACATTAGGTAAAACAATAAGTCCCAAAACAAGACAACTATTTACATGGATGGGTGTTGACCAAGAACAAATACAGTTATGGAGTTTGGAAAGTTTAAAACAAAAAGACTTACTAGACTTCACACAGCCTGTTAAAAAACGTGACACCATAAAGTTCAAAACAAAAGAATTACCAGAAGGTATATTACTAGACATTGATGATTCTACACATCTACCTTATATAACTTACTTAGAACAACGCAGTATAAGATATGATAGTTATCCGTTTATGATTACACCAAATGATGTTGGTAGAAATAGTAAACGTATAATTGTACCTTATACATATAAAAATAAAATTGTCGGGCATACGAGTAGATATATAGATAACAGAATCCCTAAATATATCAATGACCAGCAACAGGGTTATGTGTTTAACATTGATATACAAAAACCTGAATGGCAATTATGTATAGTAACAGAAGGTATCTTTGATGCACTAAGCATAGATGGTGTAGCACTAATGCACGATACTATTAGCAATGAACAGGCTCAATTACTTGCTCAACTCAACAAACGTATTATCGTTGTTCCGGATATAGATAAGACTGGAATGACAATTATTGATAGGGCATTAGAATTAGGTTATAGTGTAAGTTTACCTAATTGGGAAGTTGGAGTAAAAGATACAAATGATGCAGTAGTAAAATATGGTAAATTACCTACTTTACTTAGTATACTACAAAATGCTACAATGAGCAAAATAAAATTAGAAATACAAAGGAAGAAAATTGGCAAAGCAAACGGATTCTAAACCGCAACTTGAATATACAGTGGACGTACAGAAACTATTCCTTCGTATGATGGTTACTAATGCTGAGTTATACACACGTGTAATGAACATTATGAATAGTGAGAACTTTGACCGTTCTCTTAGACCAGTGGCAGAGATGTTTAAAACACATACTGACAAATATAAAATACTTCCCGATACTACACAAATTAAAGCAACAACAGGCATAGAGATTGAACATGTACCAGACTTAGGTGAAGGTCACTATGAATGGTTCTTTGATGAGTTTGAAAGTTTTACTAAACGACAAGAACTAGAACGTGCAATTCTTAAAAGTGCAGACTTACTTGAGAAGGGTGATTTTAGTCCAGTAGAGAAATTAATCAAAGACGCAGTACAAATCAGTTTACAAAAAGACATGGGTACAGATTACTTTCTTGACCCTAAAGCACGTATCAACAAATATTTTAATAGTGGTGGACAAGTTAGTACTGGTTGGCCACAGATGGATAGAATTCTATATGGTGGTATGAGTCGAGGTGAATTGAATATCTTTGCAGGTGGTTCAGGATCAGGCAAATCATTAGTGATGATGAACTTAGCATTGAATTGGTTACAAACTGGTTTGAGTGGTGTATATATTACACTTGAATTAAGTGAAGAATTAACAAGTCTTAGAACTGATGCTATGTTAACAAGCATGGGTACTAAAGAGATTCGTAAAGATATTGATACTACTGAACTTAGAGTTAAAATGGTTGGCAAGAAATCAGGTAAGTATCGTGTTAAAGCATTGCCAGCACAAAGTAATGTAAATGACATTCGTGCTTATTTGAAAGAAGTACAAATTCAAACAGGAATTAGAATTGACTTTGTTATGGTCGATTACTTAGATTTGGTTATGCCTGTCTCTGTAAAAGTTAATCCTAACGATCAGTTTATTAAAGACAAATATGTAGCAGAAGAATTACGTAATCTTAGTAAAGAAATGGGTGTATTGTTAATTACGGCTAGTCAATTGAATCGTACTGCGGTCGATGAAATTGAATTTGACCATAGTCATATTGCAGGTGGTATTAGTAAGATTAATACTGCTGATAATGTGTTCGGTATCTTTACAAGTCGTAGTATGCGTGAACGAGGTAAGTATCAGATTCAATGTATGAAAAGTCGTAGTTCAACAGGTGTTGGCATGAAAATTGACTTAGATTACAATGTAGAAACCATGCGTATTAGTGATTCCGGGGGTGACGAGGGCCAGACTAGTTATAGGCCAAGTAATCCTCAACCCAGCGCAAATAACATTATGAGTCAATTAAAGCCACAATCTACGGTTGTAGGGGATATGGCTGAAAGTCTAGAAATTCCCGAAGAAAGTAAGCGTATTGTAGCCGATGTGCAAGGCAGCAAGTTGAAAGCATTGTTGAACAATCTTAAAAAGTAGATAAATACTAGTAGGATCTATACCATGCAAAAGAAAACTCGCAGCCTCTTAGAGGAATTAGAAGCTATTGGCAATAATCGTGATACTAAACATATCATTGAAAGTCGTGCCCATAACATCATAACAAGTGCTATTAATCTATTAGAAATGATTAACCGCCATTATGATGGGGAAAAAGCTCAAATTCTGGAGAGAAAACTGTTAAGTGCTATCAAAGCACGTGACCAGGGTAGATTCTCCAAGAGTTTGAGGAAAAACGACAATGAGGTTCAATGAGTTTAAACCGTTACTTGAGAGACAAAGACCGCAATTACCTAAAAATGCAAGAGTAACCCGTGCTGCAAGACCGGTCACCCCTGCACCAACTGCTCCGATATCATCTACACCACCCGATCAGACTACACCTACTCCAACTTCTCCGCAACAACCCGGGACAATACGGCAAATACGAAAGCCTCCAAATACAATAGGTAATCAACTTAGCAATGCAATAAATAATCAACTTAAACCCGGGCTTGCTCAGATAGGTTCTGCATTTCGTCAAGGAATAAACACATTCAAACAAGGCGCAGTTGACCGTGAAACAGATGAGATATTTCGTAAAAAATTCTTACAGCAGTTAGAATATAATAGACAAACAGCACAACAACGTGGTATGACTTTTAATTTACAGGGATTTATAGATGGCTATATGGCAAGAAACAAATGGAGTCCTGGTAAATTTGAAACTCAATTAAAACAAGCAATAGCAAAAAATGATTTGTATAATTTACCAAAAGTTATGTCTCAGATTGGAAAAGAAAATACAGTAATATATTCTCCCAATCGTGAAAGAGAAGTTGCAAGTTCATTTAATGATACATCTACTCAAGCAAATGCACCTGAACAACCTAAACAACCTGCACCCCCTCTAATATTTGGCGGTAAAACTATTGACCCCTCTTCCCCGCTTTATGCTAAAGTTTTATCCATGATGCAACAACAAGGTGTAGTATAATGAATTATTCAGAATATTTGCGTGAACTTGCAAATAAGATCACCAGTATCAACACACCAACTCAAATATTTGAGGAAGAAGAATTAACTAAAGCACACGTAGAACATCCTGAAGATTTGATATTCCATACAGGTAGTCAAGGTGCAACACGTGGATTACAAGCAATTGTTGATAGTGCTAAAAATCCCAAAGCAATTACAATTAAATGGGACGGATATCCTGCATTAATTTTTGGTACTGGCATGGATGGTAAATTCATTGTAGCGGACAAGCATATGTTTAATAAAGCAGATGGTAGCGGACATGTTACAAGTCCTCAAGCATTTGCACAATACGATCAGGCCCGTGGCGTTGAGCGTGGTGAATTGGTTAATATAATTGCTAGAATATGGCCAGGATTACAGAAATCATATTCAGGTAACGGGTTTTATTGGGGTGATTTATTATTCAGTCAACCATTGCAAGATGAAAATGGATTATATAAATTCCGTGCTAATCCAAATGGTATAACGTATACTGTTGAAGTTGATAGTGAAATAGGAAAACTATTAAAGGATAAAGTAGGTGGCATAGCAGTACATCAATATTTACCTCCTCAAGCAACTAATGTGCAACATGCACAACTATTAAACGGTAGTATAGGACAACTTAAAAATAGTAGCAATGTTGCTATTATTCCTGCGGCAATGCCTATTGCACCTAAATTAAAGATACCTGCTAGTGATGTATCTAAAGTTCAACAAGCAATTAGTAAATATGGACCAGCTGCTGATGCTTGGTTATTGCAGGCTCCACCAGGAGTTAAGGGTGCATTTCCGTTAATGTGTACTGTATATATTAACAAAAAAATCGTTTCAGGTAACTTAAATAATTTAGTAGGAGATTTCTATGAATTCTTCAAAACACGTAAAATGTCCGATCCTGTACGTGCTAAACTAACCGAGCATTTTAAGCAAAATGAAGCAGGAATCACGGGGGCATTTTCTATCTGGATGGCAGTATATAATCTTAAAATGAAGGTTGTACCGCAGTTGGATAAGGTTGCGGCTAGCAGTCCGGTTAAAGGATATTTACAAGACGGAACACAAACTCAAGAGGGTTTTGTTAGTCAAGGTGTAAAATTAGTCAATAGAATGGGCTTCAGCCGTCAAAATTTAGCCGCTAGAGGCTAACCAAAACCGATATTTTTTTCTACCTGGCATAAATAATAGTATGAGTCTCTATATGAAACTCAAATTTTTAAAGGAAAATTATCATGGCATACGTATCAAGAACACATGGCGATTCAAAACCAGTATTCGCTATTGACACATTAAACGGTTCAGGTTCAGCAACTACAGGTGTAGCAGTTCAAATCGCTGGTCCTAAGTTAGAGTTCACTAAAATTATGGTTAGAGACGGTTCAGCTGCAGTTAATATTGCAAACGAATTGGCTACAGGTGGTGCAGTAGATGCTATCATCAGTACTATTACACAATTGGCAACAGTTCACTTCTATCAAGTAGAAGCAACTACAGGTCAATTAAGTATCGCAACATACCCAGTTGGTGCATGGGACGGTTCAACAAATCGTGACCTACAAGTTGCTATTCGTGCTTTGGGTTCTGCTGTTGGTATCGGTACTGGTTCAGGTATTGACGTAACAGGTACAACTGTAACATCAGCAAACAACTTCAAGTTAGCATAATTTTAATCTAACGATTATAAAAGGACCCGAGAAATTCTCGGGTTTTTTTACCTCTATTAAATACATCTATGATGCAAAAGATTAGATGTTATACATTGTTCAATATTACTAAAACAGGTATTACAAATAGAAGAAATTCCTCTAAGTTAGGCCCTGACAAAGATAAAGAATGGGAAAAACTTAGAAATACACAATGTAACCTTGATACGTTAATACAAGTTATATCATTAAGAAGCCAACCTGAAAATATAACTGATCCTATACAGGAAATAATACTATTTGAAGACTGTGATTTATTTGGATTTATGTACGACAAACAAGAATGTCAAAGTACATGGTCCTTTGAATTTACTGTAAATTATCACGGTGTGTATAATGACGGGATTAATGAATTAGGACATTTGTATTCTGATTGTGATAGCGTTCCTATGATTAAAACTGAAGGTGATTGGGATAAATTACCAGTATTTTTAGATACTTCCCCTGAATTACGTAATATATATTTTGAGGTGGTGACAGATGAAGAAGCGTAAAGTATCAGAAAATAGAATGTTTTCTTTATTAACTAAGATGTTTAGTAAAGAAAAATTGACAGAATTGCAAAGACAAAGTATATACCGTGACGTTGACGGATCTTATAATTTATTTGGTATATACTCAGTAAAACACCAAGATGATATATTTGTTATGTCAAAGGATAAAACATATACCGAACATAATTTTACAGATTTGCGTAACGCAGTGGCATGGGCAACGTTTGACCATGTTAATAATATAAATATGTCAAGAAAAGTACTAGAACTAGACATGAAATTATCCGGATCAATGCACAACGTGAAAGTGTACGAGAGATTATGCAAAAATACCAAAGATGTAGAAAAGAAATCAGTATATTTGAATAAACTGAACGAAAACAGGATCAAAAGAAACCATATTTTGTACGATTTAGAAAGTTATGTACACAAGGCCAAAGAATGGCAATATAAACAATTTGAACTAAACTCCTCAAAATATTCAAAACAATGATAAATATATTATCAGTACTCTAGGAAAAACTATGAAACTAACAGAATTTAACGCTAAACCATCTACAGTTGCTAAACAAGCACTTAAAGAGCATTTCAACACATCATTTGCTGTTGAGAAATTGGGCCTATACGAGACCAAGAAAATGCTTCAAAAAGTCAAGGGCTTGATTAGTGAGACAAAAGGCAAGTCAATGTCAGGTGAACAAAATCCTGCATATTTGAAACTTGTATTTATGGAGCAAGCATTAACACATCACTATGGTGATTTAAAATCTCTACCACTATATAACCCACGTATTGTTATAGAGAATGAAGAAGTAGAGAAGTCACAAGTTGTTTTAGCCGCACAAGAAATGGTTGACTCAATGCAAAAAATGATTGAGCAAGTTTCTGACATGCTAGTTAAAGAACTACCAGCAGTTGTTGATGGTGTTAATAGTGAATTTGGCACAAGTGAAGGTGAACAATTTAGTAGCCAAGTTTCTGAAGCATTGACTTCATTGCAAGCCGCACTAACACAATCTAAGACAGGTCTACAAGGTGCATTAGGTGTTGTTACAGGTCAAGGCGGCGGATTTGGTGCTGACATGGGTGGCGACATGGCTGCTCCTGAAATGGGTGCAGATGCCGGCGGTGACATGGGTGGCGACATGGCTGCTCCTGAAATGGGTGCAGATATGGGCGGTGATATGGCTGAGCCTGAAGTAACAGGTATGCCAGAAGAACCTACTGAAGAACCAGTTCCAGCAGTAGGTCGTTCTAAGCGTTAATATGCGCTTGTTTGAATTTAGTGACGCAGACCCTTTGCGTGTTAAGTTGGTTGCAGTAGCCAGCCAACTTAAGTCACAGGATGAGCCTATGACCACTGATGAGTTTCTAACAATATTAAACAAAAATGGTATCAGTTTAGATAAGTCTGACTTGTTTAATATTGTAAAAAAAGACCCATTAAAAAATATTGTCGCCGATGTAAATGATGATACAGTTACATTTAAAGGTGAAGAGCCAATTGGCACACCAACAGATACAAATACTGACCAAAATGCAAAAGTACGTCAGCAAATGGCAAGCAAGCAAATACAGTGATTACACTTACTGAAATCGCAAAAAACAAAATCATAAAATTATTAGAGAAGAGGGGCGGGGAAGGAATTCGTTTGGCTGTACGAACTACCGGCTGTAGTGGTTTATCATATGTGCTAGAATATGTTGACAAGTATGAATATGATGATACCATGATAAACTATGCACAAGATAAATTTTGTGTATTGGTAGATAAAAAACACGATGTATACCTTACTGGAACAATGATAGATTACGTGCGTAATGGATTGAATGAGGGTTTTGAATTTAAAAATCCAAATGAACGTGATAAATGCGGTTGCGGTGAAAGTTTCCGAATATAGTTGACAATCGGATTATAATTAAGTATAATTTACTATAATGTACAATCCAAACAAATATATATACCAATCCATGCAAAGGGTTGAAGTAGAGGGTAAGCGTAGATATCTTACCCCAGACGGTGAAAAACTCCCCAGTGTTACTACAATACTAGACGCTACTAAAAGTGAAGAATCTAAACAAGCATTAGCCAATTGGCGAAAGCGTGTGGGGCAACAAAAAGCACAAGAGATTACAACTGAGGCAGCAGGTCGAGGTACTCGTATGCATAAATGGATTGAGGACTATATCAAAACCGGAGAGATTGGTACTCCCGGTACTAATCCATATTCAATTCAAAGTCATTTAATGGCAACTAGTATTATTACACAAGGGTTAGTTAAGTGTAACGAATATTGGGGTACAGAAGTTCCGTTATACTATCCTAAAATCTATGCAGGTACTACTGACTTATGCGGAGTACATGAAGGATCTGAAGCAATCATGGATCATAAGCAGTCTAATAAGTTAAAGAAACGTGAATGGATTGATGATTATTTTGTTCAATTAGCAGCCTATGCTAATGCACATAATGAGGTACACGACACTAATATTCAAAAGGGCGTTATCTTTATGTGTACCGCAGATAATGTATATCAGGAATTCATTATTGAGGGAACTGAATTTGTCAAGTACACAGACATGTGGTTTAAACGAGTAGAACAGTACTATATGCAGTTCGTTTAAAACATGATAAATAGTATAATTAACGGATTATACTATGGCAATTGTACAAATAAGCAAAATCATTCACAGAACCGGGGCAAACACAGACTTGCCACAACTAGACGCCGGAGAAATAGGCTTTGCCTCAGACGAACAAAAAGTCTATATAGGTAACGATCCCCTATTACATCCTATCCCAGACGGTCAAACAACTACTCAAGTTGAATTACTTACTGAAGTTTCTAACATTGATTTTAGTAAAGTAACCGGATCAGGTAATGTTGTGTTCAATGTTACTACCTTACATACTGGTCAACTTATTGTAGCAAACGGTAATGCTGTTGCTACCCCTAACTCATTCATTAATTGGAAAGGCAATGCATTAGGTACTGGTTCTAACATTAAATTACAATTAGGAAATGTTGCTAATATTTCTATTACTGGTGGGAGTGCAACACAATTATTAACTACTGACGGCGCAGGTAATTTAAGTTGGTCTAACCCTACAGCAGGAGCTACATTACCCTCACAATCTAGTAATAGTGGTACATATTTGACAACTAATGGTACAGCTGCAAGTTGGAAAAATGTATTCACCGATACTAATTTTGCTACTACTGTTCGTAGTAATATCAGTTATGTTGATAATGGTGGTGATGGTTCATTGTC